CCCGAGCGCGAGTAAAGATAGCGTTTTAGTCTAGAACGTAACATATCGTCCTCACTTTAATACGAGTACGCGCGTATAATACGCTTTAGTGTAGATGGACGCATAATAGCCCGCCTTGAAATTAGTGGATGGGATGGGTACTACGCGCCGGATAGCGAGCGCGTGAGCGCGAGTATGCGCCCGAGCACGAGCGCGAGTACGAGTACGAGCGCGAGTACGAGCACGAGCCCGAGCGCGAGTACGAGTACGAGCCCGAGCTCGAGCTCGAGTACGAGTGCGAGCCCGGGTGCGAGCCCGAGCCCGAGCGCGAGTACGAGTACAAGACCGAGCGCGAGTACGAGCGCGAGTACGAGCCCGAGCGCGAGTAAAGATAGCGTTTTAGTCTAGAACGTAACATAGCGTCTTCACTTTAATATGGTGAAGCTCTCAATAGCGGACATTTGCACGTACATGTCGTTGGGTAGGGCTTGGGCATCTTTCCACGCCTTATCAGTGAATGCCCCGGTCTCGAACACAATAGCGGCCTTGGTTAGCTTCACACAAGTGGTATTCACGCCTTCCAATTCGCCGGTATAAATGTAATTGGCACAGAACAGGGTCACGCGTTGGCCTAGCAATGCTTCTAAGCCTTCACCGGCTACTTCAATAACGTTGGCGAGCTTTTTCATGGTGTGTTCCTTTCTGGAACTAGGGGGTGTTTATAGAGTGATACGCGTACACTAGGGCTTGGGCATCGAACCTGGCCCTAGCTGTAGACGATAGATCTTTAAATTGAGGGGTAAGGCGCATATGTGATGCGATACGGGAAAGGGATTGGGCGTTGCGTTGCAACCATGGCAAGTAGTGGGCTGACTTCTTGAAATCCTCCCACACAACGCATAGGTATGATGCACGATTCGCGCATGCTTGTTGGTAGTAAAGGTAGGGTTCGGGGGAACAATTACGCAAGGCCCCGGCCATCCTACGCTTCGTCATACGTTTCGGGGGGATTGGTGTGGGCATGGTAATACCTTAGAGACTTAGGGTATAGTAGAGTCAATTCTAACACACTATTGATGTAAGGCCGTATACGACATAGCCTTACGGGCAATCTACGGATCTACATCTTGTAAAGTTTATGCAGGTGGGTCGTGTAGAAGTTATAAGTCCAGATAAATACAGTTGTTATACTATTATCTACATCTCTACAGTAAGATCTCTAAGAAGAAGAGGTAGTAGTAGTATAATATATATATGGTAAAATGTAGTGGTCCAGGGAAGAGCGAAAACTTAATTGGCAGAGAAATAAAAGTCGCATACCCTAATGGGGTAAGGAGTTACGAGTCTATGCATGGGGTTTTTAAAAGTGCCCGATTTTCGTTGTAAGTCCTTGTGCCGCACCATCTACATTTGGGTAGGCGGGCAGGGTATGACATTGGCATGTGGTGGGTTTACGTCGATCTCATGTGTGGACATGCAAAATCCGTATAGTCATACCTGGGTGGTATAACCATACGGATGTTGCGATCAACACAATGTTAGGCTGCGACAGGCTCGAGGGTATTACTCTCGACAACAACGGTATCTTGGATACGTATGAGGTCGAGGCTCTCACGCATGAGCGTATCAGCATTGTCGAGCACTTTCAGAGCCTTGCGCACATCGGCTAAAACTGCGGCATGGCCACGATCGGCTAGAAAGTTAGTAGTGCGTACCACACCGATGGGCGCGGCAGACGTTACAGGCCAGTCAATGCCAGCACCGTGTGCATACGTGCGCAAAACGGTTTTGCACCCGGAAATTGCGCCTAGAACGTCACCAAGCCGTACTGGCGGCTCGCTATTGGGTTTGGCTGTCTTACGGTCTAGCGTCTCTGCGCGGTTGAGCGCAGCGCACGCGTTAGCCGCAAACGTGTCGCCGGTGTCAGTGGTACGCCACACCTGCACGGCGTGTGCTTGGGTTTTGATTTGACGTACTTTGACCGAGATTGAGGTAGGAAGCATGATAGACTCCTCTTACACGTTGCACGTGTAAACGGTTCGACCCTGCCAAGGCTGTATGCGCAAGTGGCAGGGGCTGGTTTTGTTCACTCTCCCAGCGGGTGACGCTGTAGGAGGGTGATACGACCAGCCAGACGTGTGAGGTCTGACTGGTATATTGTTCTGGTGGGTGTGACTCATCGGGCCGGGAGAAGCCGGCTGCGACTATCTAGGGCCCAGACGTCTAGTACCCTATAAGGTATGACACATTACTGTGCCGTTTAATGCGGCGCCACACCCTCACCCATACAATTAGGGCTGTCTTGCCACCTAGCGGGCGATCCTAGACACTTTTACAGTGAATAGGTCCGTAGGTAGGGGATGCGCTATTTCCTGCCCTAGAACGGCACAGGATCCGCAACCTTCAGGTATATAGTTGTCAAGCTATGTCATACCCTGCCATTGTCACGTTGGGCCTATGCCCTGCCGCCGACTTTATGAGGTATGACATCATACCCTAGATTGTCACACATCGTGTCGTGATATAGTATCGCGCGAGCCTTATACATACATATCGTTTCAATCGTTACATATGGTAGGGGGTGACGGGGCAGGGTTAATAGCATGGGGTGGGTGGGGATAAATATGTAGCTGACCCCTCCCGGCCGCACCAAAAATCAAACTTTTGTCATACCTTATGATCCGACTCTCCCGGCCGCACTAAAAATCTAACTTTTATCATGCCCATACTCTCTCCACCTTATGCTTGCATTTGTTAACTTTCAATCCATGCTGCTCCACGTGCCGAAGCCTAGACTTATTAAGTTGGGAGAGGACGACCGTGACGAGTCAGCCCTGTCTCGTGTAGCTGAGAAGTTCCGTGTAGTTCTATTCGGTGCCGGCAAAACCCTATACGCTCCACCTGATCAACCAGCGTTACAAGTTCTACTGCAGTATCGTAACCTATACGAATTGACAATGTCTGACATACAGCACACAGTGCAGGAGCACAAGCGCGTGAGCGCGTCAGATTTTAACCGTGCGTCCTCCTTGCTAGATAAGATGTGGCATGTGATACTTGAATGCATGCGTGAATACAATCGCGCTACTAACGCCCGTGCCCGTCTTCTGCAGGCTGAGCGCTTCCAGGCTATGCGGTACTCACCTCAACTTCACACCGTGCCCAACCCTGCGTTCGACACATCATACAATAAACCTGACAATCATTTAGAAATATCTGAACCTATAATACTAGACCCTACCGACTCGGACACATAGGACACCACGATGGCCACTGCGGTTAAAGTTACTACGCTAGACGTTCTGCGCACTACCCTGCCCGCGCAGTCGTACGTGGCCATCCTAAACCAAATAGTGCTGACCGGAACTATGCCAATACTAGACGCGCACGGGCGCCCGACTGACCAAGCCACCCCCGTCACTCCGCAGATGCGGTACGACGCTCTCAAGTATATGACCGACAAACTCATACCCCAGGCAAAGGCAACCGATGTCCAATCCACCCCTGATCTCGAGACCATCGCCTCCCGCGGACAAGTCATCCGCTCAATGTCCGTCAAAGACCTCCTCGCCCTCAGAGACGCAGCGAAAGCCCGCATCGCGCAAGAAGGCCTCACCTAAAGGTAAGGCTAAAACCAAAACCTTTAAGATTGAAGGCCAAGGTACTACCTATGCTGTTAAGGTGTATTGGGTAGACGCGGCGGAAGATTGCAGTGGTGAATGGAAAGACTTCACCGACTCTGACGTTGCCCCAGTTGTCACATGTTCCCTAGGATGGGTAACGTCTCGTGATAAGAAGCATATCGTAGTCGCCCATACTATTAACCAGTATGGCCACACATCCGGGCGTATCACTATCCCCACTCAGTTCATACAAAAGATAGAACGTATATAACATGGCCGCCCCATCCGTCCTAGACCAGTTAGAGTATGAGTTAGCGCGGCGCGAATTAGCCCGCCGATCGCTGCTACATTTCATACAACTATTCCACCAGACGTATCAGGCCGGATGGTTCCATACCAAGTTGTGCGAACTTCTCGATGACTTCGTAGACGCGGTAGAACGCAAGAAGTCGCCGCGTCTTATTATCACTTGCCCACCTCGCCGCGGCAAGTCTGAGATAGTGTCGCGTAAACTACCACCGTATGCGTTAGGCAAACATCCTGAGTGGGAGTGGATTACTGCGACGTACGGCCAAGACCTAAGTGATGGGTTCGGGCGCGAGGTGCGCGAACTTCTAAACAACCCCGTCTATCAAGACTTATTTAATGTTGACCTAGATCCCCGTTCCAACGCGGCCGACTTTGTTAAGACCCGTAGTGGCGGCATGTACAAGGCCACATCTATTGGTGGTGGATTGACTGGTATGGGCGCTCACATTCTTTGTATCGACGACTTCTGTAAGGACCGACAAGATGCAGACTCAAAACTTATCCGAGATCGCGCAGGAGATTGGTATAACTCTGTTGCTCGTACTCGTCTCCATCCTGGTGGTGGGGTTATTATTACCGCGACTCGTTGGCACGTTGATGATCTTATCGGCCGAGTACTTAGAGATCATTCTCATGAAAAGTGGATCGTATACGAGTTCCCCGAGATTGCCGAGCAAGATGAGCAGTTTCGTAAGAAAGGCGAGCCGCTGCATCCAGAGCGTTATCCGCTTTCTGAATCAGAGAGTATCAAGAAGTCCCTGCCTCCCAGAGACTGGTGCGCTATGTTCCAGTGCAAGCCGTACGTGGAGGAAGGTGGATTCTTCAAAGCTGAACACTTCAGAACTTACACCACCTTGCCTGACACAGATTTGCGATGGCTTATCGCCGCGGACTACGCAGTATCAACCAAGTCAAGTGCCGACAAATCCGCTATTGTCGCGCTTGGAGTCGATCACAGGGGAAACGTTTACGTCCACCCTACCGTCCACCACGGTAGATTCGAGTCGTTGGATTCGGTTGCGAAGACCATCTCATTGGCCAAAACTCTCGAAGCCAGGACTCTTGCCACCGAGCGAGGGCCAATCCAGTCAACTCTTGAACCCATCTTCCGCTCCGTAATGTCTAAGCAGAAATGGTATGTATCCATATCACGGCACACTCGCACCGCGGCAAAACATATTCATGCCCACGCCTTTAGGGCTAGGATGGAGGCAGGTCAAGTATTCTTTCCATCTGGGGCCTTCCTAGATCATACCCTCAAGCCTCAACTCCTGCAGTTCATGCCTGAGTCAGATGGCGAGGACGATCTGGTAGACGCACTGGCTAATGGATTCTTAGCGCTTGACTCTGAAGTCATCGCCCCACCGCCTCCTCGCGAACCAGATGGTCCAGACGAGACGCGCGACAGTAAGGGGCGTAAGATATGGACGGCTGATTATATGGAGTCACGTATGCAAGACTTATCCTCGCGTCCTACTCCATTCACACGTCTTAATGGCAGTAACTATAAGATGTTAAGGAAGGAGGTAGAACCCAAGTGGCCGAAGCCCAATGGCAAACGATAGAGTTACCTGAAGGATGCAAGCCGGTGCATAATAAAGCCGGGGTGTTCCTACTCCTTACTCCTGCCCAGAAGAAACAGTATAGTATGTGGAAGTTATACCAGAAGTACGATAACTCCTTTTGGCTGTACTTTGGGGGCGGCATCAAGCGTAAGGCTGAGGATGTATTACCTGGGTATCAGGTGCTACGTCTAGTTTATTAGTAAGTGCTTGCAAACGTTCGGAGTCACATAGCATTACGGTGCCACGCATTGTAAGCGGGGCGACAACAACGCGGGTTCGCCCCGCCCAACTAAGGAGGCCGCTATGGCTCTTAATACTAGCGTGGGCACTAATCCAGTGACCCTCGTTCTTTCACTCGGTATCTGGTCTGCTGGCGCGACTGACGCCGCAGTCTTCAACCGTCGTATCCGTTCCTTCACCACCGACCAGCGGCTCACCGCTATCTCGACTGGCGCGGCCACTCTGTATGGTGTGAACCATCCTGGCCGTATCAACCAGCCCCAACGCGTCTTCCGCTTCCGCGGCGATGGCGTTACGGTATCGTTCACTCTAGCTACTGCGCCTACTGGCGTTACGTATCCTACTACGGCTGATGCAGCGTTGACTGAGGCCAACTACTTGCAGGCTATCGCCCTCGTGTTGCCTGAAGAGCGTGGCATGGAAGTTGATTCGACTCTCCTCATCCGTCGCGGCAACGTCACTGCTCCCGGCGCTGGTGAATGGCATATCAATGGTACGGCCGTTGTGGTTGGTACTGCTCCTACCGCTGGCCAGTTCCTCGAAGTCATTATCCCCGATCCCACTAAGATCGTCCAACACAATGGTGGGGCGTTGACTGCTAGCCGTAAGATCGTATTTAAGGCCACCGATTTCTTGGTCGCTGGCGTCGCGGCTGTTAATATCGAACCCGCTAAGCGGTAATAGGTAACTCGTGCGAGCTGTTTATCAGCCAAAGCACGGCCTAGCGGCGTATCGTTTTGTTGTGTCAGATTCCGGGAAGTTCCGGCTGGCACAACCAGGCGATACGCCCGATGGTATTGTATCGTCTATATCTGACGGGGATAGATTTAATGTAGAGACTACCGGGGAAGCGAAGTTGTCAAAGGCTTCGCTATCTCCTGGTACGTCGTATGGAGTTGGAACTGATGGGGTATTAGATAGTGGCGCATCTCCTACATACGCCAAAGCTACAGCAACTGATACGGTATTATTACAGCAAGGCCCAGGTACCGCAAACGGCGGTAGCGGAGCTGGTGGCGGAGCTGGCGGAACTACAGTAATTACTACTGATGACATAACTGATATGTCAGCATTTGGGCGTGCATTCGTTAAACGTATTAACGCCCCTGACGCTAAAACTCAATTAGAATTGAAGGGATTAAAGACTGATATCCCTAATAATACTGCGACATTACACGCCGGATTATCGGCAGATCACACGTATAATCTGCCTGATCAAGATGGTACAGTTGCATTATTAGAACGCGAACAGACGTTTACGAAACGTCAACATATTCAAGGGTTTGTCCCTACAGGTGTCAACCCTGATACGGTATCGATTGGTGGCGGTGAGATATATGCTGGATATGGTGTTAGGTCATTCGGTGGTCCTGTTGTTCCTAGCGCCATAGGTGGCGATAGTAGACCGGGTACTTTTGTATTGCAACCTCCGCCAACCGGATGGCCTACTGGCGGTATGCACATGGTGTGGGCGGATATCAATGGTAATCTTAAAGCGCATTTAGGTATCAATGATTCAGCTATGACTAGCGTCGACTTCTCATGCGACGTAGTCGACGATGGGATGTACTTGTATACGAAACAGGCGGGTACGCCTAGTTTACTAACGCATTTTGGGCAATACGAGAATGTGCGTGGAGTTGCCGCTCCTACTGCTAGCAGTGGTGAAGTTAATATCGGCGGCGGCAAGGTGGAGGCTGGAACCGAAGTACGTGTCGGTACGACTGGCAACGCAAATGATCCGACTATAACTCCGACTGCAGTCGTGACGCCTCAACTTCAGTTGGCGGATACTACTGGCGTACATTTCACTGCAACATTACCTTCGTCCGTTTCGTACATTTCCGTGTTATCTGACCGATGGTTCAGTTACACCGCCGCTAACGTACCGCCGGATACTAATCTATTCGATAGAAATATGGTAGGGTTTGGCGCAGGCATCGGGGCGTTTGGTAACAAGATTCAACTTCATCGCACGTTAGGTGGTTCAAGTAGTTGGTCGAACATCGTGTCAGCGGCGACGGATTCTCGCACGAACACCGTACCAGATAAAGACGGTACGTTTGCGATGACTTCGGATGTGCATAACATGCCGACCGGAGGCACAGCAGGACAGGCCCTCGAGAAGATCGACGGTACTGATTACAATACTCAGTGGGTAACGTTACCAACAGTACACAACATGCCAACTGGTGGCACGACTGGCCAGGCATTAACTAAGATAGATGGTACTGATTATAACACTCAATGGTCAACGATAGTAAACCATGATCCGCCGACTGGTGGAACTGCGGGACAAGTTTTAGCGAAGATAGATGGCACCGACTATAACTGGCAATGGGTAAATCAGTCTGGTGGCAGTATATCTGGGGGCAATACAGACTATCTAGTACGGTGGTTAAGTGCCACAACTATCGGGTACGGGGTTTCGCAGGACAATGGATTACGCTTTAAAGTAGCGGGGACAGACCCCGGATTAAACACGACAACCGGAACTGTAACCATCGCTGGTGGAGCCGTACGCGCGTACAATGGTCTATCGATAAACGGCGCTGACACGGTGACGGGCGCAAGTCATACCAGCATAGACTTCGCTGGTGGATACGCGCGCTTTATTGGTTGGGGTCCAGACGCTTCTACATTAGGCAAGATCCAGTTTACATTGTCGCAATCTGGTGCATCAGCAGCGAAATCGGTGATGACAGTAGAGTCTGAGAATGTATATGTTAATGGTATAGTCCCCGCAGTAATGCCGGCGTCGACTCAAGTTCGTATCGGCGGCGGTGAAGTAGTCGCAGGGCTTGGCCACGTTGTCAACGGAGCAGTTACTACGGCGGCGGCTAATCTTGGGTTTGTCGATTATTCAACGAGTGGATTACGTCTCGCGTCGTTCGGTCCTGACGCATCTACTAAAGGCGTATTCAGCTTAGTGCTGGCTACCGGGTCAGCTACTCCGACTACCATAGTTCCATATAGCGTCACAAATACCGGCTCTAACGTATTCGCAGGGTCAGACGCTGGAAGTGTTGCTGCGAGTAAAGTGTCGATCGGCGGTGGCGTACTGCGTACCGCAGGAGCTGCGTACATAGATGGGACGGACCCCGGTGCTCCAACGTCCGCGCGAGTAACAATAGGTGGCGGCGTCCTACGCACGGGCGGGCTGTTCTATGCTGGCGGTAAGGCTAGTTTCTACGCCAGCACCGCGGCAGGCTCTTCGATCAACATCGCTCCGGGAGTTGCCCCCACAACTAAATATGATGGCGACATATGGGCTACCGCTACTGGCGGTCTATTCCATCAGGTAAATGGAGCCACAATACAATATACCGTATGTAGCGCAGCGATGGTTCCGGTTGTTCAGTCTGCGACCGCCGCATTAGCTAGGGTGGCAATGGGTCCGTGGAATGATGTCGGGGTATTGGGGATGATAAATGCTATGGATCCGACATACGGGGCAAAGTTCGATGGGACAACAGATGACACATTAGCAATACAATCAGTACTAACTGCCGGGGCCGGCCAAGTTGTTGTGTTTCCAAGTGGTCGCACGGGCGTTATAACTAGCCCGATATTTGTTCCGTCTAATACGATCATAATGGCATACGGGTGCACGATATTTTGTAAGTCCACTATGGACTTATCCAAGTGCGCATTCGTGTTCTCGGATGCTACATTTACCGTTGGTATCCACGACACTAAATGCTTTGGTTTAACAATAGACGGGAACCGCGCTAATCGGGCAACAGGGTCGCGCGGAGGCGCCTTATTCTACATATCCGGATCATACCGTATTTTATTACAAGACTGCCTGGCCATCAATAGTCATCAAGAAGGGTTCCAGGTTTCTGGTGACACTGGGTGGGCTGGCGGCCTTTCTAAGAACTGCAAGACTATTAACTGTAAATCGGACACGGCATATCGTAATGGATTGAGTATATCCGGGACCGAGAACTTTGTCGATATCAACGGGGAATACCACCATACGGCAGGTGCCGCCCCGCAGGCCGGTGTTGATATCGAGCCCAATGGCGCCACGTCTAAGAATCTTAACTTCCAGTTTATAGGCACATGCGCCCATGATAATACCGCTAACGGCCTACAGGTTACAGCATCAAGTGCTGGAAAGAACACCGGAACCATATCGGGTGTCTCCGCATCAAATAACGGCACCTATGGTGTCACCAGCGATGCTCCCATCGATCAGGTGCGGCTAAGTAATATTGTCGGATACAGTAACACCACCGCATTGGTCGGAGGGGGTTATGCCGTTGACGATAGTATAATGACATCACGTATCTTACAGACGGTACGGGTCCGCGTAGCAGGGCCGCAGACTATTTCAGCGAGTGTGTTTACAGATGTAACTTCGGCTACGATTTCAGTGACGCCCAGATATGCGAACAGTACGATACGCCTACATGTTCGCTGCGTGTACGAGTCTGTTACGATTGCCGCGCAAACTGATCTCGAAGCGCATATTCGCTTGGTAAACGTGGCTGCCCCAACCGTTGCATTGGATCTAGTCTATACCAGAAATAGTGGAGCGTCGGGGACCATTCGGTTGTCCGGGTCCGCCGTTCTAAACTATGACCATATATATGGAAGCCTCACTCCTGTAAGTTATAAAGTACAAGCTGCGTATTTCACCGGTGGGAGTGGGATATCTATCAGCCAAGTGGAGCTTATCGCAGAAGAAATAGCTATCGGATAACCCCAAAACCCGGAAATTTTATGGAAACTCTTCTCCCCGACAGTTTAAAGCTATACGGCCCCGGTGTCCTAATCATCGTCGGGCTTATCTGGCAGACGTCGAAACGGGAAGAGCGGATGTCACGGGATCTAGCCGTCCAGCATACTTCGCTGGTAAAGATGGCGGCATACACAAACCCGGCCAATGGTTATAGTCGGTCAGTATCATTTAAGTATAACGGAACTAACTGGGTTGAGTTTAGCAGAACCACCGCAGATATCCCGAACTGAGGCTAGCATGACGAACCACAAGCAGACTGAACCACTTCTGGCCCCGACGCAGATCATGCGGATATCGTTAGGATATGTCATAGCAATATGCGTAGCCGCCTTCGCCATAGGGGGGTCGGTAACGGCTCTCGTGGCCAAAATGTCTAGCATTGAGGCTAAGGTAGATAACCTTACCGCCATAGTTAAGCAGCATATGGGCGTGCAGATAGCGGATACGTCGATGCCGGCTAAAGAAACACCTTGAGGTTACCATGAAACGCCTAGTCCCGTTAACCCTTTTAGTCCTGATCGGATGTGCTAGCGCGGTGCGCCCACATTCCAGCGTCGATGACGGACCCCACACTGTCACCGACGAACTCGCCAGTCTCGGAGACTGGATGCTGTGGGCAGGAGCGATCACCGTTATCCTTGGAAGTGCCTGTCGGGCCTACTTCGGAAAGGCCGCTACCCTCGCCGTACTCGCCATCGAGATCGGCGCAATCACCGTCGCCTTTGGCATCGCCTCCCTCTACGTCGCAGCGCATCCGTGGATTCTTCCAGCGACAAGTGGAGTTGCCGGGGTGGCAATGGCTTACCGCTATCGTGTTGAGCTTCGGAAGTGGTTTGGTATTGGGGCGACGACTGAGTCGACCCCTCCGGTTTTAACTACTAGTATAACAGCGTCGAACGCTGTTAATCGAGGATAATATGTTAGGTCTTGGACTTGGTCGTAGGCTGTTAAGTGTAAATGGTAGCGGGGTTACCCCGTCACTAGGAGTACTAGATTTTCTATCCGTATCGCCGCTAGCCGCCTACTCGATGCGTCGCATGCGCGCCCCCTATACTGGGTCATTACTTAGGGTTAGACGATCCTCTGATAACGCAGAGCAAGATATTCATGCGACGATAACCGGAGACCTAAACACAACTGAGTTACTAGGATTCTGCGGGGCTAATGACGGTTTTGTAACTACATGGCACGATCAGACCGGGCATGGGCATCATTTCGTGCAACCCACCGCCGCAACTCAACCTCGCATAGTAGCGTCAGGCGCGCTAGAGTCAGAGAACAGTATCCCCGCGCTTCGGTTCGATTATATCGCTGGGTCTTTCAGGGAAATGGACTCGGTGGATTCTGGATGGTTGCCAATAGGCGGCGCAAACCGAACATTAAACTTATTATATCGACCACTTGATGCGATTACTGACATGGGATTTGTCGGCTGGGGATCTGGCGGACTTCCACTTGGGCAGTTCGTCATGTATCGATTCGCCACATATGAGCCGTTAATGAGCCAATTTGCCGGAGACGTGGCTGGGACCACTGGCTACGACGAGCTACGAAAGATAATAACAATCACCTATAATAATCCGACTGTTAAGTTAATTAAAAACGGGGTTGATGTAACATCTGGAGATAATCTTAGAACGCTAGCAACTCTAGATAGCCCGTTGATTTTAGGACGTGCAGCGATCACTGGCAACTCCATTCTTGCGCACGTTCAAGAGCTTACGGTGTTCCCGTCTAGTTTATCAGACGCTGATAGGAATATATTGGAACGAAGTCAGGGCGCATATTTTGGTATATCGGTATCATAGGAATAACCATGGCATATATCATCTATAATAACCTTGCTGACGCGCAATTAGACTCTCACAACAAGATGAAAACTCTTGGCCATTGGGGTTGTTGCCAGATCAATAAATGTACAGCCAACTGCCCAAAAACAGACAATGTCACTGCGTATTGGTGGGAAATACTGACCGGAACGCAGGGGCGTTATGCGGTAAATATCGGTAGCGATACTGCGCCAAATGGGCGAACTCCCGTTGATCAACTGCCTAATGGCTTTCTTCCATCCTATACAGCTTAGAGGTTTATCATGGCATCAACAACACCGTCGCCTGGAGTTCCTACGTTACTTGGTACACCCGCGCGTAACAAATGCTTTCAATAGTTAACTTATCCCCTACCATCCCTAACCGCAAAGGATTATACAATGGCTAAAGAAGTTACCGCACCACGTATTGGACGTTACGCGATTACCATTCCGGCCAACACCGGGACGGGTTCACGCGTAAAAGACTTGCTCGTCGCGGCAGGCATGCCGCTACCGGGTATAACTCCGCGTTCGGGCACTGATGGGGCCTTCACGCTCGGTATAGCGATACTGGGTACCCAGCCAGCTTCGACCACTGCTCGCGCAGCGTTTGATATTGCCTCACCGCGGTATGACGCTACTGGGCAGCCGGCAGCGATAACTGGTACGGACTTCACTTTGCACGGTGAGCGCGCTGCGGCTGGCGTCGATTACTACGAACCAGCAGATGGTGATCTGGATTCGTACGTCCGTTCAACTGATGGTAATACCGTAGCTGCCCTCGCAATCGTCTACCTGCTCTGAGGTAACTCATGGTCCCCGATAGTACTGCCCAGGCCACTCCAATGGCCCCGGATAATTCGCAAGCGCCTCCGATCGAGACGCTTGACAAGACGACAGTAAATGTAGGGGGTACAGACGATAACGGCGAGATGGCCTTGGTAGCGAAGTTTACTTCACTCACCCAGGCCCCTCAGTTTCTAATAAACAACTTTCGTGAGATGGAACTCGACCGTAAGTACGTGTCCGAAGATTCCATGCTGCTCAAGACGCAGGATACTGTAGCAGTAAATCACTGTTTGCGTTTGCAGCAAACTAGCATAGCCAATATTGGGCTTACCGATCCTCAGCCTGAAGTTCAGCCCACCCGCAAAGTCGGTGGCATTGTAGATCCTCAAGATGATTTGTTTGCTCAAACGGCTGAGATATGGTTGCAACATTGTTTAAAGCAGATGAACTTCGCCCCCATATTTGATGGCGCGATTCAAGACGCGATGACCAATCCCTGGTCAATACTCAAGATAAATCTAAGCACTGACTATTATAAAGATCCTATCGGTCGTCCGCGGTTTGCCGACCAGCAGGATAACGTTGCGCGTTTATTGCAGTTGAAGTCTGAGTTTGCCGCCAATTCGTTTAGCGAAAACGACCCTCTCTATAAAGAGATGACTGATCTAGACAATACTATACGTGTATGGATGGCGCAGCGCCTAGCTGAAGAAGTTAAAAAAGCTAATGTTCCGATGGTGCCTGTTATGGATCCGATGACTGGACAGATGACTATCCAGCCTGATCCACAAGACCCGCGCCAACAGAAGGCTAAAGCCATAATCGACGGGGCTGAAATTGACTTGCTCGGCGAGAGTGAAATCCCGTACCAGATGAACTTTGAGATCAACCAGATTCTACCGGAAGACTTCCGCTGGGCCTGGACTGATATCACTCGCACTGAAGATATCTTAACTTCGTCGTGGTTAGCGCACCGTATTTACATGCGGCCGGACGATATAAGTGCCAAGTTTAATATCAAGAAACAAGATATTAACGGCGCCAAGTTGTACGATGAACGCGGGCTATACACCCAGCGTAATTATCTGGATGAAGAGCCTAGTCGTCGTAATCCTGACTTAGAAGCGATGCAGCGTAACGACCGCATGGCGGTATGGGAATTGTGGGATCGTCGCTCTAGCCGGCGATACGTATGGGTACACGGCATGAAGAAGTTTGTGGCCAACGATGTTCCACAAGCCGTCGGCCGTCAGTGGTATCCGTTCTTCTTTATCTGGTTTAACCGTGTTACTGGCCAAGTGCTACCTCTCAGCGACGTTAAATTACTACGTCCTTTGCAAGACGAAATCAACATGCTCCGGTCGCATGACCGTGAAGCGCGCCGCGCGGCGTATCCTATATTGTTCATTCCTAAGAATACGATGACAGAAGCCGAGAAGGATCTGTACCGTAACAGGTATCCGTTCTCTGTAATTGAATTGGAACGCGCGGATGAGATAGCTAAGTATATCCACGAGACTCAGCCGATTCCATATAATGGCGGCATGTTCCAGCAAGGTCTGGGCATGGCGATGATGGATATGCAACTTGTCGCTGGTATTCCTATGGCTGCGCAAGGGGCTACTGGTACTGGTGATACCGCTACTCAGGACGCTATCGCAGCCAAGAGTGCCGAAACCGGAACTAACCGCCGACGCATTCAGGCCGCTAGATGCTTGACTGATATCCTATGGTATATGCTAGAAGTTAGCCTCAAGACGTTCCCGTCAGAGTACGTCGCCCAGGTGTGCGGCCCGCAATCTATCTGGCCGTCTATGACTTCAGAAGAGTTATATACTAAGCTGAGCATAGAAGTTAAGGGTGGGCTGAACGGTAAGCCGGATGCAGCCAAGCAGTTGGATCTTTACAAGAACTTCGCGATGATCGCGCAGTCGATGATGTTGCCTATCGGTCCAGCCGGTGGCGTTGAAATCTTACGCGCACTACTCGATGTGATGGACATACGTAAGCCAGTTGAGAAGTTCTTAGGCATGCCACCCCAAATGGTTATGGGTATGCAGCAGGGCGGGCCTCCGGGAATGCCGCAGCAAACCCCAGGTGCCCCGCCGCCAGCCCCCAACGAAGGTGCTGGTCCTATGGGTGGCGCGCCGACTATGGAGAATAGGGATATTGCAACGCGAGGCGCTGCAGCCGTGCCCAACTCTCCGATGAATCGCTTACCCCCTGGGCCGCCTGCCCAAGCGTAAGTAAACACTAACTAACCTATTGACAAACATCCCCAGGAGGATAACATGTCAAGTGATCAAGATACCCCTAATCCCGTAACCCCAGATGTCCAGGGTGCCGAAACTACGGCCGCACCCGCCGTTCAGGAACAGAAGGATTACAAAGAGGATTTGGTTAAAGAACTGATGAGTGAGGCGAAAGCCGAGCCCACAGTCACCGAACCGGTAAAACCTACTGAAGAGCCGAAGGCCGAGGAACCTGCGAAGGAACCAGAAACCCCAGCTAAAGAAGAGGTTAAGAAGGTCGAGGAGTCCGAACCCGCGGCAACGCAGGATGAGGAAGACCCCGAACTCACTGGTCCTGGTCCTGATGCCCCGCATGGCCAGAAAGTGGCGTGGGGGAAACTGAAAGCGCAGAATAAGCAGTTGAGAGAAGAAGGCCAGTTTGGTCATATTCTCGCACAAGTAGGAGCATCAGCCGGCATTAGCCCGGATGATATGGCTAACTGGGTGGGCCTTCGCGCCCGCATCAACAGTGGCGATCCTGCCGCGGTGAATGACCTGATGCGCATGGTAGGGTATAATCCCCAGCCCATGCAACCTTCGACTCCCGCACAGAAGCCTGTAGATCAGGCTGAAGTCGTTTACAATGATATGTTCGCAGACTCAGTGAAGTCTATGGACATGACAGAGGAAGCGGCCAGAGCCAAGGCTAAAGTGATAGCTGAGCGATACCATCCGGCACAAGCGCCGCAACAGGTACAGCAACAGCAACCTGCTAGATTCGTGGATCCAGTTGAACGAGTAGCTAGCCAAGAGTTGGATCGTATTGATGTAGAGATGTCGACGAAGGTTTCCAAATGGGCTGAGATCCGTAAGGAAGTATTTGAGACCATCGCTACTAAATACCAGGGCGCTCCACCCATACGGTGGGTACCGATCTTCAATGAAGTGGCTCGCGAAGTACAAGCAAAGTATACCAAACCCGTTGCACCACCTAAAGTGAAAGCAACCGAAACCTTGAGGCCCAGCACTATTTCGACCGCCAGTGCTTCGACAAACTACAAGGCTGATCTAGTAAACGATTTAATGGCGGGGCGATTATAACCCAAGGCGCATTTCGCGCAGGAGGATGCCTAAATGGCTTCTAGTTTTACTCCCGAAGGTTTACAACGGATCGCGTATAGCGTCTATAATGGCGTATACAACCGTCGTGACCCCTATGTCATCGACCGTAAGGCCATGCCTTTCTGGTCATTCCTTGCCCGTAACGAAGACACCGCTCCTTTGGCTGGTGCCAATGGCGTGATTGTCAAATACAAAACTGATATCGGTTTGGATATTCAGGGCTGGGAGCGTAAAGATCCGCTCGCATTCTCTGAAGGCAACATCGAACTGCAGACTCAGTTCCCCTGGTCGAACATCCATATGGGCCAGGAAATTGTGCATGATGATCTGGAAGCTATGGGCTATGTGGTTCTCCCGAACCAACCCCGCGGCAAGAACTTCGCCAAACCCGATAGTGAGTCTGAAGCCTATCGCATGGTGAACTATCTGGAAGAGACCGTCGAAGCGATGATGGACAAGTTCGATGTTCAGCTCGACCTGACCATGCACCGTGACAACTCGGCTGACGCCAAACTGCCTCAAGGCCTCGACGCGTACATCCCGAACGGCGCGGCTACTGGTTACGTTTCCACTGGTTCGTTGGGCGGTCTGACCCGCGCTAGTGCTCCTGAAGTTCAACATTATTGTTTCGTTGGCGCTACCTACTCGTCCGGTGGCACTTTGGCTGGTGCGTTGACTACTGCCCGTCGTGAAGCTAACTTGCGCGCTCGCGGTCGTACCGGCGGCGGCGTCGACTTCATCTTGTCTGGCGCTGGCGCTATTGATCGTTATGTATCGTATGCTCGTGCCAACAACATATTCTTCCAGACCCCGATTGGTGATGGCAAGCGTGGCGTTGACATCGGTATCCCGGATACTGGCCTGCACTTTGAAGGTATTCCTATTGTTCACGACCCGACGTTTGAAGCTCTTGATTCGCTGGATGCTCCTTCGCTGCCTTGGACCCGCCGTATGTACTTGCTCAACAGCAAGACCTGGAAGATGGCGTACGCCCCCGGCAAGAAGAAATTCTTCAGCGCCCCGATGGATGACGGTGATCAGCGTATCACCCGGTTGTCGCTCGACTCGAAGGCGGTTCTGCTGCCTATCGTGACGAACGCCAACGCGATCGTCAACATCGCGTCTTGATTCGCCCTAAAAACCTGACTCCTGGCAGGTTCTACCCCGACGTAACTGTGCGTCGGGGTAGTTTTTATAGGCTTGCAAATGTTAACTTTGAGAGCATACTAGGGCGCCCCAGGAGGCCACTGCTATGAAAATACCTAACTCAACTATTGAGGCTAAAGCGGAGAACGGTGCGGCATTCGTTAAGATCGAGCCGGCGTACTACGCTCAGTTCTATCGTCGCGTGTGGGGCATCCGCCTCACTGCGGAGAATCTTAAAGTTACTACATTAGGCGAGGATGCGCATGCTAGTGCTCGATACCACGATATTGAGAGCCTTGATGCCGAAAAGCGTCATCTATGTGCTAGATTTGGTGTTGAGATGTTTGACATGGTTTTCCCAGGCGGTGAAGAGGATTTGCGCGCGGCCGTAAAGAAAGAGATCGACAAGGAGGTTGCCCGTGCTCAACGTGTTCGCGCAACTTCTGCGGTCCCTCACCAGTCGTATATGGACTTTGGTTTATCGGACCTGGACAATCCTCCAGCTCCGAATTCGATCGACACCGAAGCAGTCCGCAAAGATAAGACGGACGCGATTGATAAATATAATCGTGAGAATAAGCGTCTCGCAATTGCGCTACAAACTGCTGGTTTCCCTAATCGTAACTCGTGTATTGGGGTTGAAATTATGCGTCTCTGCGAAGCGGGCATTTCACCGGAAATCGCGGTGAAACTAGCTGAAGGTGTATCTAAGACTGAAGCGGAAACGGTAGTCAAAGATGAGATACCGTACGGTAAACCACTGGGCGAGGTAACTGATGAGTCTATCGCTACAGCCAACGCTGGGTGAAGTTCGTAAGTCTGTGATGCTCCGGGCTGGCGTAGGCCAGCCTGGTCCATCTAATGCTTTGATACAAGCACAGACCGACGAATACATAAACCAGTCTCAACTTGAATTGTACTACGAAGCCGAGTGGGTTCGTAAGAGTGTCACGGCTACCTTTAATTTCATTGCTGGGGTAGCAGACTATAACGTACCGGATGATTGTGATATCGGCAACGTCAATAGATTATATATCGAGAACAACAAGGGCAGTTTCTACGAACCGAAGTACGACTTTCTAGTAGACTTCCTTAACACGTACAAGACCCCAAATATGCCTCGGTTCTGGACTATCCAGGACGGAGTCATTAGATTCCTGCCCGCACCAGATGGTACTACCTGGATTAAGTTTCACTTTGATTATTACCTTGACGCCACTCCATTAGTCAATGACGCGGATCGTGCATCGGTAGATGGTGAAGCACTAATACAGCGCGCCACTATTAAGCTGCAAACGCAACTAGGTATTGGCGGTGATGTTAGTCTGGCGATGTCCCAGCATTTGAAATACTTAGATCGCGTGCGAGTCAATCAGGGTCCGCCTCAAGCGTTCCCGATGGCTCCGCGTAAAGTGGACGGCCCAGCATACTGGGATCGTGCTCGTAGCATACCTTACACCCCTGAGTGGAATCCACCCGGAAGTTGGTAATGAGTAAACGTCGCGGCGGTTCTAAGACGATAACCGGTTTTAAGGGCCTTGATCTGAGGCGCTTACCAGAAGCCGTGCCGCCTGAAGCAATGCGTGAAGCTGCAAATATTGATCTTACTACTGGTGGCGGATTCAAATCTCGTGATCAATTACGCGCGTACGCGCAGGTAGATCCGGCTAGTATCGGCTTATATGTCACCGCCAATAAACTGCGGTGCGCGTTACCGTATAGACTTAGTACTCCTATTCCACTTCCTCCGGCGGGAATGGCGTATGATCTTATTGGGTCTTCTACGACTGCTGTGCCGGCGACGAATCTCAATTATAGCGTTACCTCGGCCTCCGCGTGGGATAACCAGTCGTATCTTGTCTTGGGACGAGATACCGTACCGGGTTTTCCGACGAAGGGTCGTACATATGAACATCACTTCCTCGACCAGGGCACGATAACTTTCAGCGGCACGGCCACGCATAACTCGGCCACCGTGACGCTAACTGTCGCCCCGACCACTGCACCTGTCGCCAATAGCACGGTGTGGTTTCAAGGCGTGGCAGCCGCGTATACCTGTGCTGTATCCGGCACTACGATGACACTCAGCGCGCCGTGGGCGGGCAGTAGCGGTACGGTTATCGGATCTATCTTAACACCTAAAGCCACAATAGTAACATTACCATTTGTACCCGGCCAGGCGGCTATCGCCGCGACGCAGAAGATATGGGCCGGCGAGCGTTTCAATGGCGATACGTGGTTTAGTTCTTCGGTTAATGGTCCGCGCGACTGGACGAACGAGGCTGATGCAGGATTCCTGCCCACCAGTCAGTACAGCGGCGGCAGCCAGACCTTGCAAGGGTATGGCATATTTGACGGCGCACTCGTAGTATTCTTTGAGAGTATGGTTCAGAAGTGGACCGTATCCGCGGATCCCTCACAACATAAATTGGGCGGCGTAGTCGGCGGCGCTGGAACACAGCAGCCCGGATCTATCGCCAACATAATGGGCGACGTATTCTATTATTCGCTCGGCGGCTTCCGCAGTCTTAAAGCTGTAGTTACTACTGGCCAGCTTAAAGAAGGCGACGTTGGCGCGCCAATACAGCCTATAACAAACACTATTGATTTCACTGATCTGCCGCGTCCCGCGTCGATTTGGTCTGCTTCAAGAGCACAGTACTTGTGTGCTATTGGCACTACGATGTACGTTTTCACGTACTCACCAGTCAGTGAAGTATTTGGCTGGACTACCTATACCTTACCGAATACTCTCAACGCTATGGTTGAGTTGGAAGGTAATCTATACATCCGGTTTACCGGTGATAATACTATATACCTATTCGACCCAGCGTACGAGAACGAGAATGGATTCAGTTGGAAGGCGCGTTTCGCGTACTACGACGGTGAAGACCATACTATTCCGAAGTACTGGCGCATTATGGATTACGCAGTACGTAATACCGGAACGGTATCGTATCTTCCTGAACCGAATGATGAGTCAATGATAGTCAATGCGACTATCATATCAGACGCGGATCGGCCTAGTCGTACGTATCCATTGCTCACTGCTAACCATTTAGCCGCTAAGTTCTCAGGCACTAAACCGTTTAGACTCGATCGCTTTACTTACCGCTTTGACATAGGAAATCTGTAACATGGCATACCCAACATTTCTAGCGCGTATAGTAAACTATCTGCAAGCAGCTAACGCTGGCCAACCATTCCCTAACGCCAGTCTCGATGGCGAGATGGATAACACTGTGGCGGTGGTTAACGCCATAAATAGTTGGATGCGTGGCGTGACCGACTCGGATGGCCGACTGATCAATCTAGCCGCGGCTACTGCACAGGCCCTTGCGGGCGCGCAACGTTTTGTGGCTACGGCTAGTCAGACCGCGTTCGTTACTACTATTACTTATGACTCTGCTTTTACCAATCTAAACGTTGAAGTTGTATCGAACGGTGTTGTTATCGATCCTAATCTGGTAACGCCAGCCAACGCTACCGGCTTCTTGCAAGTAACTATTCCTGCCCAACCTGTTGGCGCAGTTGTAGTAGTTATGGCCTACTCTTCCGGCGCCGGGCTTCTTACCAGACTTCAATCGACAGCCAATAGTCAAGGGGCGTCGTTGGTTGGTATTGAAGATTCCGGCGCCCTTTATGTGTCGACAAACTCTGAGACAGCGTTTGCCGAAGTGATGACTAAGTTAAACTTACTCATCACGAATATCGGCACTATATCGAACTACCTGAAGAAGGATGGTTCGGTTGCTATGACCGGTGCGCTAGCGATGGGCGCGCAGAAGATAACTGGATTGGCTGATGGTACTAACAATACCGACGCGGTTACAGTAGAACAATTGGTTTCAGCCACCGCATCGCTAACTGATTTGTATACTCAGTTCGTAAAAGTAGACGGTACTATTCCTATGTCTGGCTCGTTGGCGATGGGCGGCAATAAGATAACCGGAATGGCAAATGGTGTGGCGTCGACTGACGCCGCCACGGTCGGCCAAATATCTAATGCCAACTCTCCTGCCGGTGTTATCGTAGCTTACGGCGGCATATCTGCCCCGAGTGGTTGGGTACTTTGCGATGGTTCAACATACGACGGCACTAATGCTACGTATGCTGCACTATATGCAGCGATACAGAATCGCTTTGGTGGCTCCGGCGCTAGCGCATTCAAAGTTCCTGACCATCGCGGCCTTACCTCGGTAGGCGCGGGCTCGTCGCAGACGTACACGGATGCCATTAGTAGTACTAGCAAGACTACAACTGCCCGTAATATTAACGATAAGTTTGGCGAAGAAACGCACATGCTTATCGTCGACGAATTAGCTGCGCACACCCATAAGGTGGCTAACGGTAACGGGGCAACATTATCTACCATAGCCGCCTCTAACTCAGTGGCCGGCTATATCAACGGTTTCTCGTCGTACGAACTGGGCACGGTACAGCAGATCATAGCTAATACTGGGTTGAATACTCCGCATAATAATATCCAGCCGACCATCGCTCTAACCTATATAATTAAACTGTAAGGAACACCATGGCTGATCTATCTCAACAGGACTGGATGGGCCAACAGTACCAGCGGCTAGCTGGGTACGGAGTTAATACAGGCCAAATATCCGACGCCCAGAAGCAGCAGTTAGGTACTGGTTACCAGAACTATCTGACTCAGCAACAGGGTGGGCGCCAGGCCGACAGCTTCCTTAACGCACGCGAAAGTTGGTATCCGCAGTTGCAGAAGTCATACATGGAGGCCGCGCAACCGGGCATAGATACGCAGTACAAACTAGGGCAGACGCAGACTGCATTAGGCGACATTAGCCGCGGCACGTATCGTGGATCGCAAGGTATCCATAACCAAGCCGGACTAGCGCAGAACTACCAGACGCAGTTGGGCCAGATGCAACAGAACGCGGCAGGAATGGCCAACCAGCAGAAGTCACAAGACTTACAGCAGGCGTATCAGCAACGTATGGGGTATACTCAGAACCCGTACACTAACTATGCTCAGGGTTCACAGATGCAGAATATAGGCGCTCAACAGCAGGGTAACGCCGCGTTGAATAGTGTTAACCAGCAACAGATGGGCATTAACCAGAGCCAGCAAGATATGTGGAGTCAGCTCTACGGCGGCTGGGCTAACACTGGTGCTAACGCTGTCAAGACCGGCGCCATGGGAGGTGCGTAACATGGACTACCAACAGTACGGTATGGGTGCGGCGGCTTTGGCAGCTCCTGGTATTGGCGCGCCTATCGCGTCAATGGGGTTAAGTGCTGCCGGTATCCGCAAACGCGGAGCGGCCGAAGACGAAGCGTTGCAGCAGCAGCAGAACGCCACATGGAATTACATGGGGCAATCCAACTTAGCTAATCAACAGATGGGGCAGGCCGGCGCAGCGTTCCAAAAGGGGTATGGCCAGGCTCAACTGGGCGCGGCGCAGGACCGTACGGTCTCGGCACAGATGGCTCCGGCAGCCGTACAGTCAGACTACGCCAGGGCGATGGCTGGTGCGCAAGGCGCGATGCAAGGTGGCCAAGCCGACATACCACAGATGGCGCAGTTGAGGTCGGCTGCGGCGAAAGCATACGCAGGTAATGCGGCGAATACGGCGGGGGCTCGTGCGATGCAAGCACAAATGCCCGGTGCGTATACGCAGGCGCTTAACCAGCAGGCTATGCGCGAAGGCCAGATAGGCCAGAACCAGAACTTACAGATGGCTGACATCGGCCAGAACGCCCAGCAAATGCAGGGCTTGAATCAGCTTCAAGTAGCCCAGAACCAGGCCGACTATGCCAACAAGATGGGCCAGGCACAGACTGCGATGATGAAGGCCAAACAGGTGGGTAGCGAACAGATGTTATACGGTCAGCTAATTCATAGTGGTGTCGACATGGCCGTAAGCGGCGCGGGGGCGGCGAACCAGTATGGCTTGCAACAGCAACAAATGTCGCAGAATCAGGCGATGCAGCAACAGATGCAAGACTACTATAAGCAGCAAGGCAACCAACGTAACGACGCTCGTTACACCAACGATTTCAGCCGCAACGCGGAATGGGGTGCAGCATGAACGCCGAAGCTATTATGACGCCAGGCGGGTTGGCCGCAGGATTTCAGGGCCTGGCCAATGCTGCGATGAACGTCCCGGTGCAGATGCAGCAGAATCGCATGCATCAGCAACAGTTGGATATGGATCGCATGCACATGCAGAATCAGTTTGAACAACAGAAGATGCAAAACGCATTTCAGCAACAACAGTTTAGCGCCCAACAGCAGCACCAGCAATTTCAAGAAGGACTTGAAACACAGCACTACGGATTAGCGGAGCAGCAAGCGCAAGATCGCCACGCGGCAGACGCGTTCCGTATGGATGAGAACCAGATGAAGCAGATCGAACAGTATGGATTGGGCGCGGCTCAACCTACTGGACCTTCATCGTTTCAGGATATCGCCCGTGATCCTGGCCAGGCGTTTATCAATAAGCCAGCTATGGGTGGCGACGCATTTAGTAATTACTCTCCCAAACAAATGGCCGCTGGATCTCAGCACGAGATGGGCCAGCAGATGCAGCATGCCAAGATTCGTGAAGAGAATGCATTGGCTAGTCGTTACGAGCACATGGCTAAGACTGAGAAGTTGCAGAGTGATCCTATATGGCATGCGCGTACGGCGCTTAATAACCTGTTGGGCAAGAAGATGCAGCTTAATAACGTTGCTACTCCGTACGATAATCAGGAACAATTGCTGGGCGAGACTAATGCACAGATTCAATCACTTTTACAGCAGTATCCGCAGCTCCAGCAAGAGATGCAAGGTTCGTACGCTCCGCAGGGTCAAACCCTACCACAGCCTACTGGCCGTCCAGCATTAAACATTCAATTCCCCGCACCATAAAGATACTTTATGCCTAACGTCTTCGACGTTACCGACGACTCAGCGCCGATAACCGGAACTACTGTAGCTCCGATAGTAGACCCTAGTGCTACCCCAGCAGCGCCACAGACTGCGCTTAAAGGACTGCCACAGGGAATGCCTATGGCTACAGCGTTCGGTGCGGCGCAGAAGAAGTCAGCCCTTGACGCGAAGATGGGTTGGTACGGCGGGCTATATAAACAGTTGGTAGATAACAAGTACGCGGCATCCCCAAACGAAGCCGCGCAATTAGTATACGATTCGGCTAGAGCGCAAGGGTTACCACATGAGATAGCGCAACTTCATGCTAGTCGATTATCCGTGGCAGCCAGTCAGCCAGATATTCAAGCGTATCAGGCAGATCCTACCGGAACTCGTGCGCTAGAAACTAGGCGCAGATACGGCTCTAATATAATTGGCGGATTGCGCGACTTTGCCGGTGAGGCTGAAAGCAGTACGGCGCAGGCCCTGGCTGGCGTATCGGGAGTACTTGGCGCTACGAATGCGCAGAAGCATTTCGCTGATATAGCACAACAGAACGCGTACGAGCAAGAAGGCCAACAGACTATACCCGGCGCTAGATTTGTAGGCGGCATGGTTCCATACGTTCTCGCGCCCGAAGCTGCAGCAGCCCCGGCCGCTGGTGTACTTATGGGCGGACAATCAGCGCAGCAAGCGTTCGATGCAGGGCATGGACGAGGCGCGGCAACGATAGCTGGAGTAGTAGGCGGAGCTACCGGAGCAGTACTACCGGGTGTTACTGGGCAGTTTACTGGCAGAATAGCAGCACCGTTAGCGCGTCCGGGCACGGTGATGGGCCAGGCCGCAGAAGGTGTCGGCGCTGGCGCAGGATTGGCTGGATCTCAGGTAGCTAGCGGATTGTCGATTGGTGACACCGAGATGGCGCAGCAAGGTGTTGACAGTGGCCCAGAACAGATGGGCGCTATGGGAGTTCTTACTCCTCTGATGGCTGCATTCCGTAGAGGTGCCCCGCCCAAACCTGTGTCAGTAGCTAAGACCCACGCGGGCGATACAGTACATGTAGAAGAAGCACCGTTACCGCCGCAGATGGCCCCGCCTCCTCCGATGGACGCGGCGCCGCAGCAGCCTATTGTAGCGCCTACTAAAGAAGGTGGCGGTACTATCGCGGCTACAGGTCAGCCAGTAGTGGATCCTAAGATAGCTCCAGTTGATCGCCCAGGCATCGCGGCGCACGAAACGGCAGAGCGCGCTACGATGGATCAGTTAGCGGCTCAAGGTGCCCCAGTTGAAGAGCAGTATAACAAAGGACATGACGCGGGAAACACTGCTGAGGATACGGTAGTAGCCGCGCAGGGCATGGATCCTAAGTCGCATCAAGCCCGTGTCGCTGGCGACATGGCACAGATCGAAAAGCAAGGCGTCGAACCAGCAGGTATGGACGAGCGTCCAGCTATGGTCAACGCTAAAGAAGGTAGCAAAACTTTAGCCCAAGGAGAATCAGATGTTCCCCAACCAAATGTCACAGGCGTTCAAGCCCCGGACCAAAGGGTCAACGCCACAACGCGTACAAGCGAAAGCGAAGGCCAAACAGGCCGCGGACGCGAAGTCGCCCAAGGGCAAGATGCCACCGCAAGCCGCGAACAAGTACGCCCCGCAGCCGAAGGGCCAACCATTCCCAACAACGAAGGCCAGCCAAGCCCAGTGCTAGGTGAGGACGAACCGGTAATGGCCGGTCGTATGTGGAATCCTTCAACTAAGAAATGGGAGGCCCCCTCGAAACTCGCGCATCTAAAACCGGAGACGCGCAAGTGGGTAGAGTCGCAGTCGCCTGAAGTACGTAAGGCTATTCAACCGGATGTTGAGCACCTTCGCGCTAACCCCGATCCGGTCGGCGAACTAGGCAACTTGAAGATGAGCGCGGATAGCGCGGTGCGTAAAGCCGTTAAGGCTAAGGCCGTAGAAGCGCCCGTAGCCGTAGCGCCGCCAGAAGAGATTGAAGTAACCCCTGGTATGAAGCGCGCGGCGAAGAAAGAAATTGTCGAACGTGTAGACGCGGGCGAAGATAAACTTAAAGTTATTAAAGAAGTAGCCGATAAACTAGGCGTTCCTGCAGACAAACTAATAGTCATGTCGCCCAGGGAACGTCAGGTTTTATCGCGCTCGCGTAAAGCTAAAGTTACTCCTGCGGCCGAAGCGCCGACTAAAGATATACCACCTCGGCTATCTGAGTTGAGTAAAGACCTGGAACGTACCGACCTATCAGATAAAGATCGTAAGAGTATTGACGATGAGATAGGCCGCCTTACTGGCGAAGGCATAGAACCTCGCGAGCATAAAGCCGGGCCATTGAACGCAGATATGTATAGCGGCATCCCAGTTGATCCGGGCAAGTTGAAGAAAGCGTATAACTGGTTTATGTACGGCGGCGTACCTAAAGAGATGCGGCGCGTAGTAGAAGAGCACGGCGCACGCGGTAATGCGCTAGCGAGTCAATACACTAAAGTAGTTAACGATCTTAAAGACGCGCTTAAATCGCCCGGCGATAAAGACTTAGCACAGAAGTACTGGGCTGATCCTAGTACTCCTATTCCTGCCGATAAGGAATATGTAGCACAGGCTGTAGACAACATACGTCCAGAGTTCCGCGAACTGTCTAAACAGATTAAGGAACTACCTGGTATTTCGGATGAACTGGCCGCGTCTATAGACGAGAACATGGGCACGTACATGCGCCGCCGCTTCGCGTCAAATGAACCGACGCTAGGCGCCGCCCACCAGAAATGGGTGGATCAGAATCCTCGCGTAGTCGACGCTGCTATGGCTGAGTTGAAAGATAGCGGTCTATCAGAGGCAGACGCGCGCAATACTATATCTGACATGTTAAACGTATGGCAAACTAAAGGGGCTGGTGCTGGACCCGGTGGACCTAAAGATTCTAACGATCCAAGCATATTGAAGCAGCGCCTAGAACTAGGCCCGGCGGTTCGTCGTCTTAAAGGCGAGATGGTTAATCCTGTCGCCAACGCCGCAGATACCGCGGCCAAGATGATATCGCTTATAGCCCAGCGGCACTTACAGACGGATATTGTTGACAAGTTCAATGGTACATTGATACACGAGAACGTGCCCGAAGGCGCGACCGGCATGGTCAAGACTACCATGCATGATGGTAAAGAATACTACACTACTCCTGAGATCAAGAAGTTCCTAGAGTCTCCTACTAGCACGCTTAACTACGAGACGTGGGGGCGGGTGCTACCAACGATAGGCCGCATCGCTAAGATGTCGGCGTTTGAGTTTAGCACTACTGCGTCTACGTTCTCGCAGGTATTTGGAAACATTCTGGTCGCTATGAAGAGCGGGCATCTAGTTGATCTAGCCCATCCGTTCGAGGGGCTCAACAAACTTAAAGCTATCACCAAGTGGAGTGGTAAAGACTCTACTGATTATCGCGCTGAACTGATCCGCAATAAAGTATTTGGTTCTGACTCGGGCGACCTTAACCAGCTCGCGCATATGGCGCGGATGGCGGACAAGTCTAGCGTATTGCAGTGGCTAGACCACATGGTCAAAGCCCCGCGTAAAATCGTAGGTTACGCCGACACGTTGACTAAGGTTAATGCGTACGAGATGGAGAAGCAACGCATCCAGCGCACGAACCCGGAACTATCGGCAGAAGAAGTCGGTAAGATGGCGGGCGAGCGTGTGGCGGATGAGTACACTACATTCTCGCGCCAGGCCCAGGCCACCAAGCTCGCTGCAGCCAATCCATTCGCGGGCTTCTCTGGCTTCGTCAGCGAACAGCCGCGCAACTTCTCCAACGCCGCGCGTAATGCTGTACTCGACGCTAAGAAAGATCCAGTTGGTAGTGGGCTAAAGATGCTCGGACTGGCTAGCGCGATATTCGCTACGTCAGCATTGCAAGCATATTCTAAGTGGTCCAACAACGTGACCGATCAGGAAGACGAATCCTTCCGCGCACTAAACAAGTTTAGCAAGTACGACAAGCTGATGTATTCGCGTGACGACAAGGGCAAGTTGACAGCAGTATGTCTGGGGCGTTACGATCCTTTGAATATGTTCCAGTCAGCTATGTCTGCCGCCATGGATAGCCGTGCTGAGCCAGATGAGAGACTCATAGAAGCCCTATCTGCTATAGCCAGTCCGTATGTCGGAGGCGGCCCGGCTAAACGTGTAGTTACTGATGCGATGAAACCTGGACTATACCCAGGTGAACGCATCGGTAAAGCCGCATGGGCACTTGCTCCTAGCGCGATACGCCATGGAATAAACGCCGTGGCTGCGGATACGCCAGAAGACCGCAAGCGCGAAACTATTGCGGCCCTCACCGGTTATGCCCCAATAGGCGCCAAGCCGGAAATGAACTTAACCTTTGCGGCTAAAGACATTAACGATGAAGCGTCTAAGGCCGTTGGGTACGTACATCGCCAAGCCTTTAAAGCTGGGGGCATGACTCCTGAACTACAGAAACAGTTGAACGACATAGAAGATAAGCGTCGTACTGATATGATACAGTTGTCGAATGACGCCCGCAATACGGGCGTATCACAGGATGAGATTACTCGTACGTTAGGCGAACAGGCTGGCATACATAAGTTAGCAGACGTAGGCGAAACTATGCTGGGTAATGAGGCTAAAGATACCCCACCTGAAGTTGGCGTAGCCCTAAGTAAGTTAACAGACTTACGGCGTAAAGGTGCGCCGGAACTAGATGTTGGCCTAACGTTTAACGCGTTGAAGGGCCAAGATAAGGCTACGTTCTTAGAGGATAACGAATACGCTGTACGTAAAGGCGTACGTCAAGCGGCCCTATACAACGTAGCCCAGAAACTATTATCCCTAGCTAGTAGACAGCCTCCTGAAAAGCAAGCGGCGCTAGTAGCTAGGGCCAATCAGATAGTCGAACGAATCAAAGTTTTGCAAGGTACTCCGGCAAAGTGACCCAATCGCTGGGGGTCTTACGGTAGAACCATATCATCGCTTCGCATTCGCGTAGGTCCTTCTGCTTCTGTTGGCATCCGGCCATTGCGTGACGAGTCTTTAAGTCGTACCCCTTAGTCCATTTAGACGAGGGGGCGACTAATATCTGAGCAAAGGTACATCCTAATTCTAGGTACACGCATTGTGTGACGTTCCAGATAGTCCACTTACGTTTGTTGTAGGCGATGGCTTTATTACCGTCTGGCGTGTAGTCTACTGGTGAGGCGATCTCAAATAGGATAGTCTTGTAATCGTCCAGATCACACAGCCACCCCGCCGCAGCTTTAAGCACTATATTACCTGTATCATTAACAGCGTAATGCTTCTTGAAATCGCAGTCAATAGCTAAGATACTCATGGGTTACTCGGTGAACGTGGGGGATTGCGGTCCTCGAATATCATCCAGGTCACGAAGAATATTACTAGCATTACTATAGGCGTCGTCATTGTTTCCTCACTGGTAGCAGCGTGAAGTCAAACTTATCGCAACGTATAGGACACACCGAGGTACGAGAGTACACTACTGTCTTACGCCGGTTAACGTAACATGTAAACACAAACCATTCTACTCTACGTGACAAATCCCACGACTGCCGTATCGGCGTGGGATCCTCTTCAGAATGGCGAAGCGCGACGTTAGACATTAGCTCACCTTACCTGTCCATCGGCCCCGTCTATTCGTCCACATAGGTGTATGAATAGCGAGGCCATCAATGATAACCCCGCAGCCAAGAACAGGACGAGCAAGATCGAGATGGTTGTAGGCGAATGCCAGACTGTCGCTATCAATAAGACACCCAACAGTAATACCAAACAGCCTGCCGCGAGGACTGTTAAGCCAAACGGTATCTGCTTCAGAGTGGTAGTGACCTTGTACGATGCACGCTCCCCCGACACGGGCCAGTGCGCTCCGCACATTCTTGCCGAATTGATGGCGGAATAGGACGGGGATCTTATCTCCGACGTATTCAACGATCTCATCGTGCCACGTCCAGTGCGGGGAGTCATAGATTTCTTGATAACTTTTAAGTACTGCTCGTGGTAGTCCGTGCTCGATGGCTCGACGATAGTAGAGAGATCCGTGATTGGACTCACAGAATCGTATGGCAGGGAACTCAGATCGTAGAGTCGACAAGTAATTTCGGGCAGCGGTTAGTTCGTCACCGGGTGACCGCAGATCAGGGTTAGGCGTATGAAACGATATTGCATGTCCATCAGCTTCGTCTCCTATGCATATGGTTTGCTTGGTTTTGTATTTGTCTCGCACAGCGCATAGGAATGCTAGCGCATCCTTATGCGTGTGAGGTGCATGAAGGTCGCTAATTACGAGTGTTGGTCGCATGACACATCCTCTACTTGTTCACGCGTACTGACTACGTCTTCCTGTGCTATCATGCGTTCTAGCGCAGCGCGTATTAGTTTGCTATGATCGTGCGCTGGGTAACGCAACTTCAACGATACCAGCGTCTCTTCGTCTTTGTCAGTAAGATATATTGTTATGCGCTTAGCCATGTATTATTCGCATGAGTGCGAAGAGTCGCACGTCTCGACGGTGGGCGGAGTGCCCTCGTCGGCCATAACCATTTCTTTAAGACGTAACAGCGCGGCGCGCATAGCAGCGGTAAAGTCCTCGCGCTTTTCAGGTGGTACGTCAATCCACTGTACCCCCGTATTCATGGCGGCGTAATGGGTTTGAACCATCTCGGCCGCGCAATGTTCAAAGTTAGGCATCTCGCTCATAATGAAAACCTCGGTAAGTTAGGTATGGTTGTACTATCTTCGTCCAACACTCCGGGCGCTGGAACGTATACGTCTCTGCACTGTTCGATGTAAGGGCAGAACTCTTCCCGGCAATGCGCACCCAGATGTGGCACGCAACGTTTCGGCAACTCGTTAGATCGTAAGTATTGTATGTACTGTTCAGTGTGCGACACTAGATCCTGCATGGCAGTAGCCGTGTAGTCTATATCGCACATAACTGTCCAGCCGGCCTTGGCTGAATCAACATATAGTAGGTGCCCACTCTGCGCCCGTTTACCAGACAGTATGTAGTACGATACCATCTGGTACACATGCGCTGGCTTCGGTCTACTATACATTGGTTTACGGCTAGTGGTCTTCAAGTCTACTATAACGTTATGGTCTCGGCTGAGGAAATCGATGTGCCCGCTGAGGAAGGGAAGATCCCATTCGGTTTCAGCGAGCCAGTCGCTTCCAACCGTGCTGAGTCGTATTGCAGCTCTTTCAGCGACGCGTTCAACCATTTCTCGGCAAACGGATGCATCTCCTCCGTGGAGTTTACTAGCTGAATTAACCTGCTCAATAGTTGGAGGTTCTGCTCTTTCAGGGAAGGTGGCATCTAGTAACTCCTGGGTTCGCCAGTGGCATAAGGTTCCGAAGTCTGCGTACTTAGAGTCAGAACCCTGCTCTATACGTTCTATATCGCCGTAGAATACGGCACGATCCATAGCCGCACGATAGTCGCATGAGAAGTAAGAACCTAGGACACTTGCCCTAGGTTTCCATTCCCGCGCTTCAGACGGTATTGGCACGTGGCCCCCACGCTTCTCGTATCTTAGTCATTCGTAGTTCGTATAGCCCAGCGATAAGTTGTTTAAGGTTGTCTGACTGCGGGTCCTCCATTGAGTCAAGGTATGGAATGAGATATAGTATAGACATGGCGGCCTTAAAATAAAGCCCCGTAACGTGGGGCAGACGCCTATGCATAGGTTGTCGGCTATTTACGGCCGAGCGTCAGAGCACTGTATCCCGCTCCCCGTATCCTAATAGACCCTAGGCGGTGCTACTATGGGTAACTACTCCACTCTTCAGCGTGTAGCACACTGGGGGTGTTACGCCCTGATTCCTTTGGCCTTGACTAGCAAGGCTTTAATGTCATCAGTTATTGGATGGTCGACGGCCGCGAGCCAGGAATTAACCTTTTCGACATTCTCCTGTGGGATACCCGCGCGCCACGTTTTAAACACCGCAAGCATCTCGCCTCCCGCTGCGTTAACTGCCGCGTCGATTGAGAAGTAATGTTCAAGCCACGTAAAGCCAGCCTTACTAGACTTATTGACTGACGTTACACGCATCACCATGGGGAACTGCGATAACGCACCAGTAGCTGGGTCGGCTAGGCGCAGCATTCCGCGCAATCCTTCTACCCAACTATCGTAACTCGGAGGACTCTGGACGATGATAATATCGCCAAGCGTTTTACTCCACACCATAACTTGCAGGGTCGGGCGTATATGCCCAATGCCCGACGCGGTTTGGTCAAATGCGGCCTTGGCGTCTTTCTTGGTGTACTGATAGTTCTTACACGCGGCTTCAATCAATATCGCACCGGCCTGATCGTGTGCCGATGCAGCGATAGACCATAATGGTTTACCTTCTTCGTTAAGATCACGATGGTCGTAGTCAGTTGCCCACGCAGTTACTTCAGTACGCAAACCAATGAAGACGCCTTCGATAGGCATCTTACCTTGCGGCATGCGATTAGCAATTTCAGGTGGAACATTCTTAGCCGGAGACATCGTACCGCCTTGGGCACCACCGGCTACTAAGAGCAAAGGAAACGCGGCTTCTTGTTGACGATCAGCAGCTTCAATTACTGCCAGCAATCCAGCAGATGGAATGCTTAGCGCGTTGGTAGCGGCGGGTTCCTTCGGCACGCTAGGAGGGGTCACCTCCGGTTTGGTTTCTTTCGCGCGCTTCGCGACATCGGAGAGTGACATAGTTTTTCCTCGTTGATATGCCAGCTAAGCCGCTGGCGGGGGTGTGGTAGGTAAGGTATGATCTTCATCGCTGTTGCAAGCAGATTCGATGATACTGCGTGTAACTTCTTGGTACTCTTGTGCTTCGCGGTCGAATGTTTCACCGGCTCTTATCCGTTCTACAACTGCAAGTTGCAGTTTGTTTGCGACTAGGTCGATGTGATGCGTCTCGTACTTCTGCCCACGCCGACATGTGCGGGCGAGAGATTGCGCGTAAACATCCGGGCGCCAGCAGTGGTCTAGGGAGACTGAGTACCGGCTAATATCTTGTAGGCCATCAACGCCAATCCCTGTTGCGACAACCTGCCCAACGAATACCCTGGATTGTCCGCTCCTGAATAAATCTCTCGCAGCAACTCTGTCATTCGGCCCGTGACTACCGTCAATTCGTGTGAAAGTAATCTTTGCTTCTCTGAGAGCTTCGCATACTGCGTCAAGAGTTTCATGATAGTGGGCGTAAACGACGCAGGGTTCGTTGTCTCCTTCGAGTTGTTCGATAAGCCAGACGGCTTTATCTTTTCCGCCTCCTCGACACAAGGCGTGGGCGACTTCTTGCGCGTGCGGGAGTTCGCCCGTTTCGGCGTGGATGCGCAAGGCTTCGTGCGACGCGTCTTCATGTAGTGGTCTCCATGGTTCGTTCAATCGGAGGGTGTGTATTGACTGGTCCGGTATCGTCAGACTCGCACGGACTGCCTCGGACGCAGTCGACAACATAACAACGTACCGGGTTAGATGCGCAAAAAGTCTTTCTTTTGCGACACCAATAGGCCGTGCGATTTCCGTCACTGTCCTGGCGCCAATCTTCTTGCGTACTAGACATTTGAAGTGTTCTCCTGCGCTCCACTTGCTCGCAAATCCTGCTGCGCCTGGTATAGCAAGATCCAGCATAGAGAGAGTTTTCTCCACACCTCCGTGTAGGAAGGTTCCGGTAAGGCACAATCCGACATCGAATGAAATACGACATAAATGCGCCGCTTTAGTTCGTCTAGCTCCTGATGAACCAAGTAGATGGGCTTCGTCATATATTATCACTCCTCCGCTCGGTTCGGCGGCTAATTTGTGTAGCGAGTCCATACTTATTAACTTGATATCCCATCCGGGCATATTCGTCGTAGTTAAATACGGCTTCCAAGAACTCATCGCATTTAATGGACACACTACCCACAACCGCAATGACTTCAACGTTGTCTGATACGACTTTACTGCACATAGCGCCGCCAAGGTTTTTCCGAGTCCGCACCCAAGCGCGAGGACCCCGCCTGCAACTGTGAGCCGCCGAATAGCTTCGACCTGGTAAGGATCGAGGAACTTACCAGCGAACTCCGTACAGATGTCAGAATTGATTCGCTCCTCGTCAATTCCCTTCGACCAAAGTTCGGCTCGTTCGGATGGGACATTGAGGCTACGCAGTTCGTTGAGTACATGATCCTTGCTCGTTTCGTCGGTCGGTAATAATCCAGCGACTCGTCGTCCACTTAGTATAGCATTGAGTGTATGTGTCAGTGCAGATGCTTTGCGATCTGACGACGACACCGCTTGCAGGCTAGCGCCGGACATCTCGCGAATAGTGTACGTCAGGTGGCACGACATTACTGCCTTTCATCGTGACGTATAAACGTCCTATTATTTATGGGCGTGTCTAACGACACGTCCTCGCTCATACAGAGTGGACAGTATGGCACTGAGTTGTTAGGATTCTCTTCGTCGTATTCGACGTAGATATTACCTTCGTGTCCACACAGATGACAACTTCCGTTCATGTACTGAGTTCCTTCTCGAGTGAGTAGTGGTGTGGATCGTAACTTGTGTGTACTAGAATCCCGTGCTTGTCTAGTAGCTTTAGTAGTCTTTCGACTTCTATGCATAGTTCTTCCCATAGTTCTCGGTCAAAGTCTGGCGGACATGCGGGGCGTGTCATGACTTCACCTCGTCCCGCGCCGCTGCGATATTAGACAGCGCAATTTTAATGCCTGTAGGATAATAATCATCTACCACACCAAGAACGGCGTTTATCTGGTCGCTGTCTTCGACACATTCGGCCATTGGCCCACGAGAGTGTAGTATCGCGTCACGCATCTCGTCTATGCGAGTAAACGTATCTTGTAACAGACCGCGTATTAGAACCTTATCGCTGGTCAGGTCGGCAAGCTGGCGCTCTAGGTCGGCGCGTAACCTATCATTTTCCGCCAATAGAGATTGGTCAGCGTTCAGCCAAGCCGCCTCTACCGCCAGCTTCTGATCCTTAGCCTCTTGTGGTGAGCAAACCGCCGTTTCATTATCGACAACGGGGGTTGTGGTTGGTGTGTTAGCGACAACCGGAACACTGCTGTGTTCTTGGCTGGCTATGGTCATGGCAGATGCTCCAAGTCTAGGTTATCCCATTTAGTCGGGGTTTCGTAAAGTGATTGTGATACGGTTATCTCCGATGGATCTATTATTACTGCCCAATCATAGCCCAACGTATTGCCGGGTCCGAATACCGTAAGCAGGTCTGCTTTTGCCCGCAGTACTGCCGCTGTATTTTTGGGCACAACAAGCATGATTTCGTCGTGCACACTGAGTTGATATATGTAACCAAGTTGTCGAAGGCGAAGTTGTCCTCTACACAAGGCGTTTCTGGCGGCGGATTGGGTAACATTTTCAATCATCACAGTCTTGGTTAGAGGACGATATCCTTTTACGCTATGGATACAATGCAGGCAGTAGCCACCGAGCGAAGTTTCTTTAAAACATAAATCGCGCCACGTAACAGTGGGCTGCGGCCAAAGTCCACAAGTGGCGCGAATTGTTTTAACCCCCGGCCCATACTTACTGCCGTCATACACAAGGCCCAGATGAGAAATATCAGGGGGACACGCGGACTGTTCGGTAAAGTTGTCGAGGGCAACCTGTCCGTCCAATCCTCGAACCGCTGAAACCACGGCCTGTTCGATCCAACTTGCGGTGCGGGAGAACTCGGGGTGGAGTCGATGAAACTGTTCACGTGTGTGGTAAGCGACTGCCACAATCGTATCTGGTGCTCCTGTTCTTCGCTGTATTGATCTGATGTATCGGTCAGCGGGGACGCGCCATCCGTTTGACTCGCAGATTGATTCGAGATCCGCCATTGTGACATTGAAACTTGGGTCTGCAAGTCCTCTTCCGAGTTCATCGATCCATCGGGCGAGACCCATCCCATACCCCAGACCGAGTACGGCTGCCTTCGCGAGTTGTCGAGCTGCTGTATTCTCTGTCTTTGAACATCGTTGTCCTGTTGCTGCAAACCAGAAAGCGGCGTACGGATCTGTGAGAACATCTCGCCCAAACATGCGCGCGACATGGTCGCAGTTTGTGAGCCACCCCTCGATACGGTACTCGACGTTGGCGAGATCGGCTCGCACGAAGCAGTATTCTGAAGGTAGTCGGAAGAGAGTTCTAACCGCTTTAGCCAACGCTTTGTCGCGCTTCGGAAGATTGTGTATATTGATGCCTTTCGACCCGCCAACTTGTGGCGATGAAAAGCGCCCAGTGTGTGCTCGAAAATAACCGAGCTCGACATCGATGACACTCGCTCCAATGAACTTACCCACGCTTCGCTTATGCGACAGTGTCTTGCTAGTTCGTTCGACCGCTTTAAGCGCCGAAGTTGCCGCTGGGTTTTCGCGTAGTTTTTCACGGTTTATCTTTTTGAAGGAGATCGACTTGGTGTCGAACCCAAGGTTTTCGAGGAGCGCTTTCTTGACGGCTTGCGGTTTGACTGATCTGACTGCAGACATGCCCACATCACCGTCCCACCCAAAGGCATCATTATCCCCGAGGCCCACAGCAGACGCAGCATGGGCCGTAGCCGTGGCAGACAAGTCTTGTACGGATTGTACGACTCGTTCCGTATCAACCAGGAAAAATAGTTCTCGTGCGTCATTGCACATCTCCGCTATCTTTATCTCTTCGGGGCACAGACGGGGTAAACACTTACGGGTGAGATTACGACACAGCGTAACGTCACCGATACAATATGCAGCTAGTTCTTCGGGGGTGTGACGCCCCTCGTTCAAATCTATTTCTATCTTAGTGCCACCTAAGTCTAATGTTCTAGCAAGGTTGAATAATGAATACCCACCGGGCTGGCCGGGGTACGCGGCACATGCCAGTTCAAGAGAGCATAGTTTGTGTTTGGGGTAGGGTAGATTCGTTTTATATCGCCACACTCTGAGATCAAACGCAGCGTTATGCGCGGCGACGGTCCATTCATCTGATTCCGCGATGGTGCGTAGATAATTAAGAACTTCGGGATTTTCCAGGTCTCTCGCTGTAAAGTATACTGGATCATCGTCGTTCTCCGCCGCCGCTAGCCCTTTAACACTTGTAGCGTTAAGGTAGTTTCGCAACGTCATTTTCTTTAGGGATAGGTCTGTGGTGTTGTAAGTGGTTTCAAAATCGACATAGAGATAGTTCATATGCCTTGAGGTTGTTGTATGGTTTGTGGTTCGGCTTCTATCTTAACCATTATCCTTGAATACGTAGCTTCATCGTCGGCATCGGTTCGGGTTATCTTATACCCTGTCCCCGGTATAGTCCATGACCCGCCGGCTGGAATGCGAGATCGCACGTCCGCTAGTAGCACACGGATCAGCGTACGATCAGTAACATGCACACGTAGACCGGTTAGGGCTTCTAATAATACGCCGGCTCTATTAGTTCCAAACGCTTCTTTGCGCGCCCGAACTATTGCGGCGGCAGTGAGCCATCGAGCGCCATGCAGCGTATGCCCATGTGGTTCGGCAAGATGCATTAACTGCCCTATATCCATATCTGTCAGGTTGTCGAAGAACGTAGGCAAAGTAATATCAATCTGCACACCTTCGCGTAACTGCGTCAACAAACCAGACGCTTCGGCCTGTGCGCTATGATACGTAAGCCGACCTTGCATAGCTTGCACGGCTTCTTTAATCGTGGTGTCCGCGTCTAATCCTGTTCGGGTTTTGTAGATAAAGTCTGCTATAGCCACGTGCCATGGGTAACGCCATGCCTTACTATTCTTAGCGACGGAGCGTAAGTGCTCTACAATACCAGAAGTCTGTAGCACATGCAGCGCGGCTAGGCGTATCTCAAGGCTAGCTAAACCTGACGTAAGTCGAGTACCTGCATCGCCCTCACGCGCTTCGGTGGAAAGCTGCGAGAAGAAACATGGGATAACACGGTTAACAATATCCGGCGGGAAGTCGCCCGCTTTGCACGAGGCTGTCAATGAATACCGTAGGGAAACGCCGGGTGCGTTTTCGCCAGCTAATCCTATCGTCAGCCGGCCACCCGTCATCGCTGACTGTAGGTTTCGGTTGCTTAGGATATGGCCGTCTTTCGCGGTCGGAGTCCATTCGTCTATGCATGCTGTTCCGTACCTTATAAGTTGTTGGGCACAAGCGCGTTGATCTGGTGCGGATCCCCCAGTCATCATCGATATAGGTTGCGTAATTCCCGGTACGATAGCGCGAGTGATCGCAAGTGCAGCCGTCGTCTTTCCCTGGTTAGACGAAAGTTCGATCTCCGGCGAGTCAGGGAAGCATAATATCGTGGGTTTTTCGGACTGGAGCGCAAGGAATGTGTCTGACAGGAAGGACGCCAATACGACAGCGTCGATAATGGCACGATACGCATGCCGATGTGCAGGGGTCGGAAGCCACGCTTCATCCAAGTTCGGAAAGTAATGCGCCCATACGTCTGCTGGATAGTTCCCAACAGAATATCTTTCAGGCACGCTGTTCGCAAACTGAGTTCTGTCACCGGAGAAAGATGCCGAATTAAATATATTCCATGCATAGGTTATTACGTCCTCATCATCGCCTTGGTATTCACTGATGCGCCCATCCTTCGCTATCCATACACCATCGAGGCAAAGCCCAGTAGGGGCGAAGCCGCCGGACGATACGATTGGAACAAGCGTAGACCACAGGCCAGCCAATACGAAGCCTGGCAGACTTGTGATAGGACGGCGCGGCAAGAAACTATTAGGAGTCATGCGATGCGCAAGACTGCTCCACGCAAGTCGAAGTGGCGACTGTAGTTTAGAGCGCGAATCGCCAGGTATGCCCAGCATATTAGCGAGCGCAGAAGTAACTCCGCATTGCTCACTAAGAAGATTGCGGCCCTCCATCGTGTCTAGGTAGGTGGCTACACCGTTGTATGTTACGACGAATCGCGGTACGCCAGTCGTATGCTCGACACGGGCAAACTTTAGTATGTGTAGAAGAGTTGCCGCGCGCATCCACGGGGCTGGCACAAACTCATCACGTTCAACGTACGGCAGAGCACGATATAGCGCACGCCAAGGTAAGAACGCAAACGTAACTGGCCAGCCGCATACGCGATGCGCGTTATCCAGTGCAGATATCCACTCTTCTTTTGTCTCGTCTGGGTCAAGCGGGCATTGGGCGTATAAACAACACGCAGTGGAGGCTAAACCGTAATGCGCGTCATACCCGGCAGATGCGAGCACGCAACGTACCCACGCCCAATGGAAGTCGGCAGTTTCAGTATCGTGGTTCGTACGTATAAGTTCAAACGTTGGGCATAGAGCGATGAACTGACTCATGACATCTGTGATAAGAATACTGCTAGTTCTATTGGCATTCCATGAGTCAGCAACCTGTGCAGCTATCTTATCTAGTTCATCCTGTAGTGCCTCATCTTCGTGGGCTACCCAATGGGCTGACATATGCGCAATTCGCGTCAAGTCATTACCGGAACTGGCGATAGAGCGTTGAAGGGCTACGTGTTCTGCGGTTTCAGGCATTTGTGGCTTCTATATTTAAGGGTATAACTCGGGGAACGCGACGCTACGTCGAAAGTTAGACTTTGCAAGCTACTCGTTCATTTGCAAGCTACTCGTTCAAACATATCGAACCGCAATGCTTTAACATTACCATGTCTAACAAGCCACATAACAACTTGGCGCGCCTGTGACGCGTCAACCCCGGTGGCAGTAGATACTTCAGCCACAGAGAACATTGGGTCAGTTCTAGTAGCTAGCCAATCCTTTATTTTGCTGGCATATCCTGGTCTAGGAATCTTCTCTGTGTTGAACTTACCGGCGTCGCGCCACGACATCTGGCCGCGTTGAATAGCGCAGTACGACATATTACCTCCATAAGTGTGGATGAAGACGGAACACACGAACGTTGCGATACCGCAACTCTTTCGTTTCTTGTATATCTTGGAAGTACGCTTTGTTATAGCGTCTTACGGTTTGTGACACCTTCTCTGGCGTCATCTGTATGGCCTTGCCTACTTCTACAGATGTCGACCAGACTTCAAAGGGTTTTGTTTTAAGATGCGCTAACACCATATCACGACGCGAGATAAGATCATCGTTATCCGCGTCACGTTCAGCGACCTGGAACTCCCAGTTATCTGAGGGTTCAGCGGGCCGCGCGTTTTGTGTTTTTGGCTTCATATCGTTCCGTTTCTACCCGGTCTATGGGTATGTAGTGTTCGCAAAAATCCCATAGATCGCATGGGCACCCGAAGAAGTATACACTATGCTCGTCTACTGCCTGCGTATGCACACTACGCAGACACTTCAACCGCTTCGGACACCGATGCTCCTGGCACAGTGCTAGGTCTCGCATATCGTTCTCCTGTGGCTTTAGCCTGTTTGGCTAGATGAGCAACCACGCCCAAGGCGTAGACTTTATCGCGGTAGTTTACAAAGCCGGGAGTCAACTCATTCGGCGGAGTGTGTGGGCCTTCATCTTGCATAGTGGCGTCAGTGAATCTAAAGCCTATGTACGACGCGCCACAATTTCCGGCGTATTTAACGTTAAGATCACACAACACGCCGGGTAAACGTTCTATATCTTCTAGTTTATTTGTAGTTGCAAGTGGTGCACTGGCCCAAGGATGGTCACGGCCAACGCGCACTACTGCGCTGTATACACTCTCGTATTTTACTCGACAATGCAATCGGCCTCGTATTAGCTGGTAAGTTCTATACGTTTGGTCTTGATTCCATGGATACGGTGACTGTGAAATGCGCCGCACTAGTAGTATGCCTGGAGTCGACGCATTAAATTTATACTCATGAACTTTACGGGGGCCACCATTTATATCGTTATCGTTTAAAGCCCATAAAGTTAGCATCTGGCCTCGTACACATATCTTACCATTGTACTCGTTAGATGTGCCACCTCGGCTGTTGATGATAGTTACTTGATCCCCCTCGCTAGTCTCCCACACGTCGCCCACCACAGGGGTAGGAAGTATATCGGATGAACTGCGGCGTAGCGCGTCTAACCTATCAAATTCAGTCATAGCTGAAGTAATCGAAGTAGTTGGCATATCTCACTCCTGTTGTGTGTTCAAGGCGGCGTTGACTACCGCAGTGTCAGAAGATTCAAGATCCTCGAAACGCACTACTTTAGTATCGTCGAAGTCAATGGTTTCAGTCGGTGGGTCGAACTTCAGCGGGATAGGTGAGGTACTAAACTTAATGGACGGGTCAGGTATCCCAAAGTACGCCCACGCTTCCGGGGGATTGATGTCAGCTTCACCGGGCTTAGGCGTCATCTTCTTCAACACTTTCCATTCAACAAAACCTTCAGTGATAAACCCGCCGCTAACTTCATCGTAGTGGTACAACATAACGCCACGATTATTGCGCACTGGACGAATCCAACGTCCTGAGTTCTTATGCCACATGATATTAGTGAACATAGTTCCAGTAGGTGCGCAATACTTAGAGCCATCATCTACTTGACGGTACGACTTGGTGTAGTAGTCATCTTCGTAGTCGTACTTTACATACTCATTGTCGCCATCCATTGGGGCGTACTTTATAGGTTTGTATACACGAAACGTATAGTTAGAGTACCATATACCTTCTTCCCATACACCGGCGGTGCCGTTTAATATCTTAACCACACCGTCAGCACGCATGCAACATAACTTATTGCCCGCTCCTATCCTAGTCTCTATTAGACTTAATATCGTCTCGTTATCTTCCCAACCACTAGGCAAGGCAGATAGCACATCTTCGACGAAGTACGAAGTATCAGACCTAGGATCAGACTCAATGGATCGTGTGCCTTGTATCATTCCATTATGCATGACAGCGACAGTGCGGTCAGTAGTAAGGAATGGATGAGTCATAGATGGGGATAGTTCACCATGCGACTTGATGCGGAAGTGAATGGCGATAGGAACATCGTCAGGCGTGGACTCCCACACCTTTAAGAACGACTCTAGCGTCATATACCCTTTGCCGGTGAACAATGAGCCATCTTTGGCATACATTATTCCAGCACCATCGGGGTTAATCTTCCAGCACTGCGACAACGTAGCGACGGATGGTCGGGCCACACCTTGTGGTACGTATACGATGATGCACATTAGAATGTCTCCTCGGTAGCGGTTACTACATCATCCTCAGACTCAGTGAGATATCCCATAGTATTAGCACGTAGTAGCATATTGAACACGTACGTACCTACAAATACTCGGCATCCGGCTGGATGTACGCGGCAGCGCAAGAACGCCAGCATTACCTGACAATCATTAGTGATAGGCGGTATGTGTTGGTCTCCGCCAATAAACACCCAAGTAGGAATTAGGCCGGGGTCAAGGTCATATCGTGTTCCTTGCACGTGATCGAGAACACTACTATCGATATGAGATGCTAGCCGCCGTTCTTCGGAGGCATTATTATACGATGCGCCAGATAGTGCCATTACCCCATTCTTTTGCGCTAACCTCGCTGTTTCTACATGTTCGGGAGCGTAGCAATATATAGTGCCACGATGTGTGAATGCTCCTGGTAGTTGGGCAATCAAGTCTTTGTCTGGAGTCTTACATGACTTGTTGGCATTAAATGCGGCATCCATGCGTTGCAACTCGGGATAGTCTAGTGTAGCGAGGAACTTACGGTACTCAGTGCATTTAGGCACAAAGTTAGGAGATTTAGCCCAATCGTGCAACGAGCGTATGAATTGGGTAGCAGCAATGAAATGCGTCACGGTGTTGTCGCCGGCAAACCCTCGACATTCTACCGTATTCTTAGTCCAATTTAAGAAGCGATATCTATCACTTGTGCAACGCTCTTTGTCTTGTTCTAGCGCTTGCAAGACAGTAGGATCTGAATCTGTCTTTGACCATTGATTAAACCTGTCCGTAGTTCGCTTAGTAATATGCAGCAAGTAACGAGACATTAGACCTTTCGTGGTTATCATCTTCTCCATATTCATTGCTTGTTGTGGAGTTATAACATTACGGCTCATATGAACATGCAATCCGGCATTGAGTGACGTAGCACTTGTGTCAATAAACTCATTAGCGTCATCATAGAACTTCTCGAATATACCACGATTTGACTTGATATATCCATTAGACAGCGGCATAGTGACAAACTCGAGGCCATTCTGCAATGATCCATCAGTTTCAGCGTGCATCAACCCTTCTGGCAATGGCTCTAACAGCTTGCGTACAATAGGTTGAAACTGATCGTAGTTGTAGTTACGTACTATTTCAAACTCAATCTCCGCGCCAGTATACCGTCCATCGTCTGGCTCGTCGCGAGCGATAAAGAACTTTGGGGTTGGTTTGAGTTTGCTGCGGTTAATGCGGAACCTAGCGCATGATGGGCATATACGATTGCCGTTAGATTGGGCAACCATGGGACGGCCACAACTAGAACACGTGGTATGCCACGACTCAATGCAGTTAGGGCATAATGGTTGGGCATGGCCAATTATACGCGGCGCGGCTAGTATGACGTTACCGTTATCGTCTAACAAGTCGGTAGGCATATGCATAACATCATTATGATGCCTACTACCACACCTACCGCATACAGTTGTAATAGCCTCGGCTTCTGCATTGGTGTATGCGCGAGTAACGCCGTCAGGACCGGTTAGATATACTGGATGCAGTATTAGTGTGTCAATATCAGCCCGATATTCAGTCGCACATGACATAGCAGTGTATGCATGGTAGTCGCACACATACTGCGTGCCTAATTCTTCGCAGAATGTGTTAATAACACGAAGGCGAGGCGAGGATAAGTGATGGTCATCGCCACACAATGCGCAACGCCAGTTAGGCGGCGCGTTCTGTGGGCGTGGTATAGTGGTCGTTGGCATAACAGCCTCCAACGTAGAAATATCGTCGGGCATGATACCTCCTGACGAGTACTAGACTTAAGAAATGCCCGACGGCGTCGAGCTATGGTGACCGCCCAAGGAGTCGAACCTTGAACCTGTACGGTAGAATCGTACTGCTCTATCCAGTTGAGCTAGGCGGACAAAGGCCCCGTAACGTGGGGCAAGGCGGGCGGATACGGCGCATCCAGCAACCTCGGAAGTTGATCAGTATTAGCCATATACTAACTCCTTCCAAACGTCGTATCCTTTCGGCTATATTAGCCGACGTAGCTTTCCAACGCGTCGTCGATGGCGTCAACGCCACCACTCTTCGCGATTTCCAGCCACTCTTCTACCTTAATGGCCCCAACGGCGCTATCGTTCGCACGAATAGCTTTGACTACAGATTCGTAGCCTTTATTGCCGGTGAACAAACTACCATCTTCTCGCTTGTAGATAGCGAGAAACTGGTCAGATGCGATGCTCTGACTGACTTTGTTCTGGGCGATGATTACGAGACGGGCCATATAGGCTCCTGGACGTAGCAATGAGCTACGTTACAGTGGTTGTATTACCACAGGCCTGCGATACATTGTAAGGCAAGGCTAACGCCACATAGTGTTAATATGTGGTGTACGACTGTCCTACTGTATTATCACTACTTAGGTATCATTGCACCTCCGCAAATGCTGCGCCGTTAAGTTTTATTGCTTCAGCAATTTGGTGGGCGCATGCATCGGCCATGACGTATGTAATGTCACTACATGGCTTAGTGCGGTACAATACTGCATCACTCTTGTCTGTGACCCATGCCTCCCACCATATTTCAACCTTGTCTGTCTGTATATTGTGTATGGTGTTGCGCGTCACTACTATACGTAGTGTGTCGGCAAGTTGGGAGATTTGTGATATGGCCATGGTATGCCCCTAATAGGTTAAACTGTATGATACTGCGCGTCACGCCATCCACAACACTCGACCTTCCGGACTACGTGCGGCAGCGATGAACGCAACTATTGCGGCTTTGAAGTGTGCGAATTTCTCTGGTGAAACAGCGCGGCATGTGTGTTGTCGTATGTTTTGCAGGTCATTTCCAGAATGCAATGCGCCGTCAGCACCGAAGAATACGCCGTAAGATGCATCATTGAAGTGCAATATAGGAGTATCAGTTGGATAGTTGTTGTCGTTAGTACATCGCGTAATCTCGTACATGCCCCAATCTGGGAGATACGGCGCTTCATCGGTATCGCAGTCTATGTAACGGCCATCGCGTATATTTAGATACGACATGAAGTTGAAGCCAGTTATTTCAGCTAACACATCTACTAATTCAACATTAAATTGGTGGCAGCGTAGTTTACTCACAATGCGCTGTATACGTGCAGGTAAGGCGGAAAGCGGGGGCATACCGGGAGGTGTGTCCATACTATTACTAGCAGTGCCAGCGATAAGACTATTAGACTCAGCATACGCCCTATCCAGTACTTCCGTTGATAACGTAAGCAATTCGCGTCTACGGCTTAGCGGATAGCTACGGTACAGGTGATTACCTATACTAGGAACGTGATGGCGCGTGAAATCGTGTCGTACCGATTCAAAATACTCGTTTGTATTAGGCTCGGCGCCTGCGCGAATTGAGGGATGTGTGATGCCAAGGAAACAGGGTGGAGTGGTGAACGGCATGGTGTCTTGACTTTCAGATGGTTGTTGGTTGGGGGGTTCTACTGATACTGTTGTGGCTCTGGGTCTGCGTACATAGTCTATGTGTATATTACTAGCATGTTCGCGGTGGAAGTCCTCTAGCGACATAATACCCACGTTATTATTAAGCGTCACTGAATTTACCGGGCGATACTCGTATAACTCGCACATTTGTTGTCTACGGAGTGCCTCGGCGTCGCACAGCATCCTATCTATTGCGTCGCTAGCGCCAGGTGGTGGACTGGTGGGCTCTTCATAGTGCTCTTGGTTACGCCTATATTGCTCTTGCCTATTACGTACTGCCTCTTGTATTTGGCAGTTATACTCAGCAAATGACATGGTGCTAGCGGAGTAGCGCGGATGCATTGGATCGTTTGGATGTCGTGGCATGTCAGGATCCTGTATGTTTAATACTGTATTACGGGCTGCATTACGCCGCAGCACGTCTGCCGCGAGCGTTTCGGCCTACATGGCCTCGTCAGATGCAGAATGTTATGACTCTAGTACATCATCTGCGCATGCCGCAATCCGCCTTAACTTATCTTTATACTTGTGGCACTCTTTGCGTAACGCTACTAACTCTTCAGATTCGCCGACAGGGCGGAATGTGCTTAGTCTAGCATTAAGCGCGCGTACTTGTTCGGTCAAGTCTTTGTTCTTCTCACGCAATGCAGCGTGCGCCATATTCATCGCGTGTAAGCCCCGATCCTTCCTATCTACCGCGTCTTTAAGGTCTCTTATTTCCTCGTGCAACGCCCCTATTTTACTGGTCAAGTTGGCTATTTTGCGCTCCGCCGCAAATGCGTCTGGGAATGCTGCGTTCCTATCTTGCAGGGAAGTAGCCAGTGTGTCGCGCTCTTTTGACACTTCTGCCACCTTGGCATTTAACTGTTTAACCTCATACTTTAACAATAGTATGACAGTCTCTAGATGCAGCAACTTAAATGGATCTATTAGCTCGGTATATTTTGGAGCGCTAGGCGGGTCTGGTGCGCAATGCTTGCACATGTGACAGTCTGTCGTTAGGCTTGGGCATACGGCTAGATTGCAGCGGTTTGGCATAGGATGCCTTTCTACGCCACAAAGGCGTCGTCAGGGAGGATAGAGTCTATGGCATGGTCAAATGATGTAGGATCGACCAGAAATAGGTCTGCTACGTCATGTGGCTCATAGTCTGACTCGAAAGGAGTGACGGGTATGGGCATGATAAGGTGTGACATACGATGCTCCTGTGTGGTGATAGGTACTACGCGCCGGATAGCGAGCACGAGCACGAGCACGAGCGCGAGCCCGGGTACGAGCGCGAGTACGAGTACGAATACGCGTACGCGCGCGAGCCCGCGGCCGCCATGCGCCCGAACTCGTCCCCGCCCTTGGCGACCGCGACGTCGGTCGTCGTCGTGCGGCGCGCCCACGGGTTGAGTGCGTAATCGTACGGTCGATCTAAACTTACGAACTCCGCAGCGTCCTGGTATATACTGCTTGAAACCTGGGATGCCCGAATGAATCTTAGAATAGGTGGCGCCGATGGCAATTCTCGTCGAGTTTCGCGGTGTAAGTTATCGGGTCGGCGATCGTGAGATTCTCCACGAAATCGACCTGTGCGTCGAAGAGG